CCAATAAAACCACCACAGAAAAAGTTACATATTGAAGATACTGAATCTCTAACCTGTGATGATTGTGATAATTATTCTTTTATAAAGTCTTACTTTATAAGACGAGTATCTGCTTTAATGTCACCATCAGGCCAAGAAGCTTTAATACCAATCGAAGTATTTAGTTGTGGAAATTGTGGTAAAGTGCCAGAAAAAATGATGCCAAAAGGCAATGAGTAAAAAGAATACAGGTGCTGGTAAAGGCGATAAACTAAGAAGAGGAATAACTCAGAATGAGTGGGAAAAGAAATGGGAAGAAATCTTCGGTAAAAAAGAAGAGTCTGTTCGACCATATAAATCAGATAACAGCGGTTCAAAATCCTAATTATTGGGAAGAGATTTCAGTAGAAGATAAGAAGTCATTCTCAAACTATATGGTAAATAGATTTTTATCTATGAAACCAGAGTGGATTGACTTAGTAAATGAATTACAAAAGTATAACTTAAAACCAAAAGAGTTATATAAACTATACACCAATGTTTTACCAAAAGGTAAGCAGTGGTTAAAATATACAAAGGGGAAAAGTGATATGAAATATCCAGAATGGTTAATTAACATTATGAGAAATAGTGATGAGTCTAGTAGAAGAGAGGCTATAGATGCTATAGATATGCTAATGCTGACAGAAGGTGGTATGATGGAGTTAGGTGAGACTGCTAGAAAGTGGGGAATAGAAGAACGTAAGATAAAAGATGCAGGACTCAATGTTGTCGGTAGTATTAATTCAGGTAATTTATAAAAAAAGTACTTGACTTGTATACACTTTTCTGTGTATATTTAGATATAAATTGGAGAGAAATATGAAGGTTATAAAAGATACTAAGAATCTTAATTCAGAAAAAGTTTCTGATGTAATAACTAAAATGGAAAAAGAGTGGCCAGAAATGACTACCGAGTTTCGTAAGTTACAACGAGAACAATATGAGTTATTCTTACATAAACAACATGACTACGGTCCTGGTAATATATCAGTAGGCACACAACTACAAACTAAAGAGGAGGTACACTTATCTCTTACTGGATTGTGGTTTCGTATGAATGATAAATTACAAAGAGTAAAAACTCTGTTGATGAACAATAGAGAGACAGCTGTAAAAGATGAACCACTAGAAGATGCTTACTTGGACGTGAGTAACTATGGTATTATGGCTACTATTGTAAAGAATGGTAAGTGGGGTAAATAGTGTACAGTTATATTTGTAAAGCTGGTGTCTATAAATCAGATACCTTAGTTGGCTTGGTATGGGAGATGTTTACACATAGAGTATACCATTTAATTAATCACGGAAAGTGGATGGATTGATGAAGAAAATAAGTTATAGTCAGTATAATCAATGGGTAACTTGTCCATACAAGTGGAAATTAAATTACGTTGATAAGTTGGGTGAGTGGACAGATAGTATACACACCATGTTTGGTACTTCAATGCATGAAGTTCTTCAGACATATCTAACCATAATGTACAATGATACCGCTAAGATGGCTGATGCTCTTCCATTAGAAAAAATGTTACTAACACGAATGACACGTAACTACAAACAAATAATGGATAAGAATGGTGGAGAAATATTTTGTGAACAGAAAGATATGGAAGAATTTTATTCACATGGGTTAATTATATTAGACTGGTTTAAGAAAAACAGAAACAGATATTTTAGTAAGAAAGGTTATGAGTTAGTAGGTATAGAAGTTCCAATAAACTATGACCTACCAAATGATATTAAGTTTATTGGTTACATGGATGTTGTTATGTATGATAAGGTCAGAGATAGATATAAGATAATTGATATCAAAACATCTACTATGGGATGGAACAAATGGCAAAAGGCTGACAAGACTAAGACAGACCAACTACTTTTATACAAACACTTCTATGGTGCAGAAAAAGATATATCATTAGATAAGATTGATGTAGAATACTTTATTGTAAAGAGAAAATTGTATGAGGGATTAGACTTTCCTCAACGTAGAGTTCAGACGTTCAGTCCAGCTAGTGGCAAACCTAGTGTCAACAAAGTTATAACTAATCTAAATCAATTCATAGACCAGTCGTTTATTGATGGAGAATATAATACAGACCATACTTATATTAAGACACCATCAAAGAAAAATTGTAAGTGGTGTGAGTTTAATCAAACAGAACATTGTGACTCAGGAGTAAAATGATGCAAAGAACCATGAGAGTACGAATTAAGTTATCAGACTTTATAGACACGGAGTACGAAGACGATGTAATGAACTCAATTAGTAAAGTTCATTCAGACTTACAATCTTTTATTTTGTTGCATCTGTGGTACAATGAAGGTGATGATGTAAAACTAAAAGATTTTTTAATGAGATGGGAAGATAAGTTACATTTCAAAACAGTAGTAAAACAGGGAACAGACATGACTTCTGATGAATTTGTGTTCTTTGACATCTTACCAATTGAAGAGAAACATGAAGTGTGGTCTAGATTTACTTATCAGTATAAAGATAAAGCAAATATTGTAAATGGATTAAAAGAACTGTACGATTGTGTAAAGTTTATAACATCAGACAAACCGAACAAGAGACAAAAAAGGAATGACTACGAGGATTAAAATAGGTATAGTTGGAAGTAGGAGCTATACAGACAAAAAGAAAATAAAAGATTTAATATTTGAGATAAAAGAAAAGTATGGAGATGAAGTTGAAATAGTAAGTGGTGGACAAAGAGAAGGTGCTGATGGCTTAGCTAAGAAGTTTGCATTAGAGTTCGATATGAACTACGTAGAGTTTCCCCCATCACACTACAGTCATAATATGCATTGTATTAGACCAAGAGGAGAATATAGTAAACCATATTACATTTCAAATTACTTTAAAAGAAATAAACAGATAGCAGAATACTCAAATATTATAATAGCATTTATACCAGATGGAGTTGAGTCACGAGGAACAATGGATACAGTAGGACATGCTGAGAAATTAAAAAAAATGGTTAAAATAATTAATTAGTATATACTTATATATGTATATACAAGAGGTTTTATATGAAATACAAATTAACATCGGTAAAATTATTAGAAGACTTATATAAGAAGTTTAAGTATAGTGCTTTGTCTGATGAGTTTACATTACAAAAACTAGTGAATAGGTCTATGGATTTATATCTTATGGACAATGAGTTCAAAACACAAATACACGATTGGAAAAATCTTAAACCAAGCGGGAGTCGATTATGAGATTAACAATAGTAAAAGCTCTGAAGAGTTATTTAAAAGGACACATAGATAAACATATCGCAAATGTAAATGTCCATCTTGAAAATTCTACAGGTGTGGCTGAACATTCAGACCATGTAGAAACAATAGAAAAAGAATTGGATATCATTGCTTCCTATGAAGATAAGTTGAATGTTCTAATTAAATATTTTGATGAAGGTGAAAATAATAAAGAGGTTATAAATGGCTAAAAAGAAGATATTATTATTAGCAGATGATTTGAGAATGTCATCTGGTGTCGGTACAATGTCGAAAGAGTTTGTTTTAGGTACGTTACATCACTATGATTGGGTTCAAATTGGTGGTGCTATAAAACATCCTGATGTGGGTAAGATAATAAATATGAATGAATCAGTTCGTAAAGATACTGGAGTAGAGGATGCAAGTTTAACAATATATCCGACTAATGGATATGGTAGTCAAGAATTGGTCAGAGAATTAATGGATAGAGAAAGACCAGATGCCATATTGCACTATACAGATCCTAGATTTTGGGGTTGGTTATATGATATGGAACATGAACTTAGACAAAACATTCCGATATTTTACTATAACATTTGGGATGATTGGCCAGCTCCACATTACAATGAGTTTTTCTATGAGTCATGTGACCTGATTATGAATATTTCTAAACAAACAGTATCTATTGTAAATGAAGTGTGGAAGAAGCATCCACCAAAAGATTGGCAAGTAACTTATTTACCTCACGGTGTAAATCAAAATTACTTCCATCCAATCTCTAAATTTGATGAAGAGTATAAACAAGTCGAAAGTATGAAGAAACAATTGACAGATGATAACGTAGAGTTTATTGTTTTTTACAATAACAGAAATATCAGAAGAAAATTACCAGGAGATGTGATACTGGCTTTTAAAACATTTTGTGATACTTTAACAAAAGAAGAAGCTGACA